TAAAACCTGAAGTATTTCTAGAAATTAAAAGTGGTCAAGTGTCTTGTAAAATAAAGACAAGTTACTTTGACTTCTCTAATCAATTAGAAAATGTTAAGTTTGCACTTACAAATTATCATTATTCAGTAAAAATTATATGAAGCACTTACTAAGCAGTTCAGCATTTATAGTATTAAATAAACAACTAGCAAAGCAGGTAGGTTTAAAAGAAGCTGTACTACTTGCTGACTTAATAAGTAAAGAAGAATACTTCATAGCTAATGGTATGACTGATGGGTGGTTTTTTAATACTGAAGCCAATATTGAGAAAGATACTACCCTTACACCTTATCAGCAGAGAAAGTGTCTTAAAACGCTTAAAACAAGTCTAATCTTAGAAACTAAGCGTAAAGGAATACCTGCTAAGCAATACTTCAAAATAAATGAACTACAAGTTATTAAGTTACTGAACAACTTGTCAGCTACAAACTTAACTTCTATTAATAAGAATAAAGAAATAAAAATAATTAATAAACTCTTTACAATACCAACTATTTCTGAAGTTGAAATTTATTGTCTTGAAAGGAAGAATACTATAGATGCAGAATCATTTATTAATTTTTATGATAGTAAGGGTTGGATGGTTGGTAAAAACAAAATGAAGGATTGGCGAGCTTGCATTAGGACTTGGGAAATGCGAGAGAAAAAGAAACCAATGAAGACAAGTAAAATAGATAGTCAAATTAACGAATACTTAAAAGGAAAAGAATACTTATGAAAACAAAAGAAAAAGAAAAGCTATATTGCCCTAAAAAGCAAGGTTCATTCAGGATGATGTTTGGTTTTGCTACACCATATATTTATGCAAACAGAAGAACAATTAGTGGAATAAAAAAAGTTTATTATACTAAATTAAATAATTGATGAAGTCACTAAAGCAAGAGAATCTTAAGGAACTCACAGAAAAAGTCTATGAATTAATAGCAAAGACTTCAGTAGAAATAGGACACCGGTCAGATGGTAAGTCAATGGCAGCTTTAGCTAAGATATTTGCATCAGACTTAATACAAGAAAAACGATTTGGTAATATGGCTTTCAATCAAATAGTGGAAGCTTTCCATATTGGCGTAAGGTTTGGTAAAGACGAACCTTTTTTAAACATCAGAACGTTCTATAAATTTGTTTATGCTCATAAAAAAATCATAGACAATGCTACTTATGAAGTACATACATTAGGGAAAGACCCTAAAGAAGTTTTATATTATCAATCACAAAAATTATTAAAATGAAAAAAGAAGTAAGTCCGTGCTGTAAAGCAGAATTTGAAGAAGCTGAAGGAAGCTATTGTTGTAACGCTAAAATATCTGAATCAGGATTGTGTTACGAGTGCCACGACCACGCAGAAAGTGAAGGTTATTTTTGTAATGAATGTGATGAAAGTTTTGAAAAATCTGAAAAGATATGAAAACAAAAGACAAAGTAAAGTTTTGGCTAGATAAATATCCAAGTCTAAGAGATGATGACAATAGATTAGCTGCTAATATTTGGTATGAAGAATTAATTGAAAAAGGTTTTGAAGTTAGTCAGTTCTTAATTGTTTATGCTTGTAGTAAATTAACATCAGCTCCAAGCATTAAAAGAGCAAGGGCAAAGCTTCAGGAAGAAGAACCTAAATACAGAGGGGAGAAGTATAATCTAAGGAAGGGAATATTTCAAGATAAATGGCGTAAAGACTTAGGATATGAAAAAAACAGTTAGTAAACTAAAGAAGGAACTAGACAAATGGTTTAGCCTTTACATAAGACTAAGAGATGCTAACGAGTACGGAATGGTGCAATGCTTTACTTGTGGAGTAGTCAGAGGGTACAAGGACGGAATGCAGAACGGACACTTCCAAAGCCGTAAGCATATGGCAACAAGATTTCACGAAGACAACTGCCAGGTGCAGTGTATAAAGTGCAATATGTTTTCACAAGGCGAGCAGTTCAAGTTCGGTATAAACCTAGATGCTAAGTATGGAGAGGGTAGGGCTGAAGAACTAGAGTTTCTAGCTAGGAATATTCATAAAGTTTCAAGGGTTGAATATGAAGAACAAATAAGTTATTACAAACAGCTTGTTGAAAACTTAAAAGAAGAAAAAGGAATAGAGTAACAAATTGATTATCTTTGGCGTATGATAGAACCCATCTACGCAAATAATGAACACCGAGTAATCATTGAAACGTATATTACAATGTGTAAGGAGTTCGCAAAAGAAGTCAGCACAAAAAGTAGATACAATAATTATTTAGAAGTTGTAGAAATTATTTTGGAGTATTCAAATCATTATGGAGAAGGACAGAGGGAGAATAATTTTTGGGATTGGATGCTGATTATACCTATTAATTTAGCAGTAGCAACTAATGGATTCTTTGCAGGAGTAGAAACAAGAAGTAATGCAGCAGTAGTAAGGGCTTACAGAGTTGTTTTAGATGAATTAGTTCAGGACACAGTAAATAAGATTGATAAGATAGAACCAATTAATGACTGAGATATATGAAGAAATATCTAAGCTATCAGATAAGTTCAGGACTATGGCTTACGGACTTACCTCTGATGAGAATGAAGTGAATGAAAGCGTTCAGGAACTTATGCTCTATCTACTTCAGATGAATCCAACTACTTTGAAGACGATTTACGATAAGGATGGTATAGATGGTGTAACAAGATATGGAGCGGTAGCATTAAGACGAGCATTGACAAGTCCTAGAAGTAATTACTATTATAAATACAAGAAGTATTACACACACATAGACAGTCTAACAAGTGCTGTTACTTATGATGAAATGGAATCAGGGGAAACAATACCTTCTAAACACCTTTACAACCTGCCTAACGAGATAGTAAATAGTTATCAATGGACTAGCCTTGAAAAGATAGACAGTGCCTTAGATGGCTTCACTTGGTATGATAAAAAAGTCTTTGAACTTTATTACTATGAAGGCAATACACTTGACTCACTAGCAGAAAAAACAGGGATAAGTAGAAACAGCTTGTTCACGACAATAGACAAAGTAAGAGTACAATTAAAACATAAGCTAAGTGAATAAATTTTTTGTACCTAAAGAAATATATGAAGACAGAATAAGTATCTGTAAGTCTTGCGTATATTACTTCAAGCCTTCAGGACAATGTAAGAGGTGCTTATGTTTTATGAAAGTGAAGGCAAGGATAGCAACACAAGAATGTCCTCAGAAGTATTGGAGTAAGACTACAGAAGTAGAAGTAAGAACAGATATACCTGAAGAAATAATAGCAGAGATTATATTACTTTGGGAAGACTTAAAAACAGGAAGAGCTAAAGACCAAAGAGCTAAAAAGAAAATGATTGAGATATACAACACGTTATACAATACGAACTACTCAACAGGAACTAATTGTGGTTCTTGTATTGCAGCTTGCTTTGATGGTATAAAAAAGATATATAAAGAATACTCTAGGGAATAATAATAATTAATATAGGAGTCATACCTACAAAAGCATTTAATTAAACTTAGAGTAGTAGAGGGGGGGTTTGGTCGCCTCCCCAATACAACTAACTAAAATAATAGATATGAAAGAAGCAGAAAGAACATACAAAACAATTAAATGGATATTGAAAGACAATATCAAAAAGAATGTCAGAGCTTTGTGGACTTGGAAAGACGACAACTTTACCTGCATCTATGAAAACTATGATGGAGATGACCGCATATACACATCTAGTCAATTACTAAAACTTTTAAGCAAATGATAATATTTACAATAGTAGGCATCTTAACAGCAATCTTTTTCTTTGTAGTTATTCTTATGAGTATAATAGAAACAAGAATAAAGAACAGGAAAACAGAAAAGTTGCTTTGGAAAATGGACAAAGTAGAAACACGAACAGGAGGACTAGCACACGATAGAATTAATGAAAAAAAATAGAATACCAAGTTACTACATAGGAAGAAGATACAAGATAGAAGCTCGAAAAGTTATTGAAGACTTTGACTTATCTTACAATGTAGGAACGGCTGTAACTTATCTACTAAGGTCAGATAGGAAACACGCAAGTCCAATTGAATGCATACAGAAAGCAATTAATCATTTAGAGTTTGAACTTGATAAGCTAAAGAGATGACTCTATACACTTGCGAATGTGGAAACACTAGAGAACTATCTAAAGCTACAATAGTTTACAGAGATGGAAATTGGGAAGCAAAGGAAGCTGAATGTGAATGTGGTAAGTATATGGATAGCGAACCAACAGAAGGAATACCTACACTTCAAAGGACAGAACCAAGCCTAAGTAAGAACAGAGATAAACTTTGGGCAGGAGCAAAAGAAAAGCTAGTAGGCGAAAGGGGAATCAATGAATCCTTTGATTAAAATAAAACTAACAAATTTCTATTATATACTATGAAACTAAATATCAATCAATTAAAACCAAACGAAAGCAATCCTAGAATAATTAAGGAAGCTAAATTTAAAAAACTTGTAAAGTCTATAAAGGACTTTCCTGAAATGTTAGAACTCCGACCAATAATCCTAGACGAGAACAATGTTATCTTAGGAGGGAATATGCGTTACAAAGCTTGTGTTGAAGCAGGGCTAAAAGAAGTACCTGTTAAAATAGCTAAGGGATTGACAGAAGAACAGAAGGAAGAATTTATTGTAAAGGATAACGTAGGATTCGGTGAATGGGATTGGGATGCTTTAGGAAACGAATGGAACAATGAAAAGTTAGGGGAATGGGGAATGGATGTATGGCAACCTGAAGAAGCAGTAGACTACTCAGTATTAGATGACTTAGACTTGGGCAGCACATTAGAAGATAAGGAAGCAGGAGTAAAGAGAGCAATTCAAATAGAGTTTGAACCTGAGCATTATGACGAAGCTGTATTACTAATAAACACAGCAAGAAAGGCAGGGAAGAATGTAGGGCTAATTGTTTTAAATGCTTTCAAGCAATAGATGATTTGCTTTATACCGACTAAAGGAAGATTAAATACAAATACTTATAAGTTGTTTGAATCAGAAGGTATAGAAGTAAAACACTTTATAGAACCTTCTGAATTTAATTTGTATGATGTTCCTAATAAAGTAAATATAGAAAAAGATAATCAAGGAATATCTTATGTAAGGAACTTTATGTTAAACTACGCAAGAGAAAATAATCACGAATGGGTAATATTTTGTGATGATGATGTAAAATCTTTTGGTATATACAACGGAAAGACAGTAAAAAAGACAGCAGGTATATGGAATGATATCTTACAGAGAGCAAAAAAATTACCTTTTGAATTGATTGGAATAAATTATACTCAACACGCTTGGCACGAAAAGACAAGCTATTCTATAAATAAAAAGTATGTAGAAGTTTGTGTACTTATGAATGTAAAAAAAATACAATGGAATTATGTAACAGGAATGAAGCAAGATAGACAATTTTGTTTTGAAACTATAAGAAATGGATATGGAGTTTTGAAGTTCAATCATTTTTGGTTTTCTTGTCCTGATGTTGGAACTAATAAAGGTGGTTTGTATAATGAATATAAAAATAAAGAAGATGAAAAAGCAGCAGAAAGATTAGTAAAGTCGTATTACCCTTACGCAAAGTTAGTAAGAAAGAAAGATAGAATAGAAGCAAAGCTAGATATAAAAGGATTTGCAAAGAGTTTAAATAAAATAATAAAATGAAAACACTAAAGCTAGAGCAAGTAGAACACAATAAAAAAATAGGAAAGGAATGCCCCTATTACGAACCTAATGTAAAAGAAGATTGTTTACTAGAAGTTGATGGTGAGATTGTAGGGTTTTACATAAGAGATGTAAAGGAGTATAGCGAAAGGCTGAATCTATTATTAGCAGTAGCAGCCAAAGAATTTAGAGGGGATAATGTTCCTAAGACTATTATGGATAGAATGAGTACAATAGCAAACGAAAAAGATAAAACAAAAGTACACAACCGAGCAGCTTCTAGGGCTAAAGGTTGCAGTCAATACAGTACTATACTAGGCTCTATTGCTCCTAATCCTGTTATGCGTAGACCTTATCCAAACATATCATCAGTACATAGAGATAAGAAAGCACAGACATTCATCAAAGCATTGTGGGGAGCTTGTTTAGAAGCTGAACAAATCGTAAAGAAACTTACACCTCATTTGTACGAAAGGCAACAAGAACTCTTTGAAGATATAAAAGATGAATGGAAGTTTGGAACAATGTACACGAGTAGCATATCTAACTTTAATATAGCAGCACCATTTCACAGAGATACAGGGAACTTGAAGGGAACAGTAAATATAATCCTAACAAAAAGAAATAACGCTAATGGAGGATGCTTAAATGTGCCTGACTACAATGTAACGTTTGAACAAGCAGACAACTCAATGTTAGTGTACCCTGCTTGGAAGAACGTACACGGAGTAACACCAATCAAACCAATAGCAGATGATGGGTATAGAAACAGCTTAATATTCTATCCATTGAAAGCATTTAAAGGAATATAGTATGGACGAAAGTAGACACATAAAAAAGGAAAGCATCTTGAAAGCTTTAGAAAGCTCATTGGGAGTTGTAACAGTTGCTTGTAAGTCAGCAGATGTTCCACGTTCAACATACTACAAATGGCTAAATGAAGATGATAAGTTTGCAGAAGCTGTAAAGGATATTGAAAACATAGCTCTTGATTTCGGGGAAAGCCAACTACATAAGCAGATTGGAGATGGAAGCACCTCGGCTACAATATTCTTCTTAAAAACAAAAGGAAAGCGTAGAGGGTACGTAGAGAAGTCTGAGTTAGATATAACGTCAGGAGATAAAGTAATCAATATGCCAATCATAACATTTGTAGACACTGATACTGAGTAAGAAATACAATCCTTTATTTGATTCAGAAGCTAGATACTTTATAATAACAGGTGGTAGGGGTTCAGGGAAGTCTTTTGCAGTAACAGTCTTTCTTACCTTACTGACTATGACAAAAGGGATCAGGATTCTATTCACGCGTTATACAATGACCTCGGCTCATTTGTCAATCATTCCTGAGTTCTTAGAAAAGATAGGGCTACTAGGATTTGATGAAGTCTTTAGTATTAATAAGCAGGAGGTTCTTAATGTAAAAAACAATTCAGATATATTATTTAGAGGTATAAGGACTTCAGCAGGTAATCAGACAGCAAGCCTAAAGTCATTACAAGGGATAAGCACTTGGGTATTAGATGAAGCTGAAGAACTTGTAGATGAAAACATCTTTGATACTATTGATTTAAGTATAAGGGAAAAGGATATACATAATAGAATCATACTAATATTGAATCCAACAACTAAAGAGCATTGGATATATAAAAGGTTCTTTGAGGACAAGGGCGTAGAAGGTGGTTTTAATGGCGTTAAAGACAATGTATGTTATATCCATAGCACTTACCTAGATAATAAAGATAATCTATCTACGAGCTTCCTAGAGCGTATTAAAGGCATAAAGCATAACAACTTCAAGAAGTATCAGCATAAGATTCTTGGAGGGTGGTTAGCGAAAGCAGAAGGAGTAGTCTTTGAAAATTGGTCAATAGGAGAATTTAATCCTGATGACTTACAGACTTCTTGTGGAATGGATTTCGGTTTTAGTGTAGACCCTGACTCCTTGACTGAAGTTGCTATTGATAAGAAGAAAAGAAAGATATACCTAAAGGAACATATTTACAGAAACGGATTGAAGTCAAATGAACTTGCTCAGATAGTTTTAGATAAAGTAGGACAAAGCCTGATAATAGCTGATAGTGCTGAACCAAGACTGATAGCAGACTTAAAGCACTTAGGAGTAAACATAAAAGCAGTTAAGAAAGGAACTATTGAAAGTGGTATTACTCGTATGCAAGACTACGAACTGATAGTAACTCCTGAATCAACTAACATTGCAAAGGAGTTAAACAATTATGTATATGCTGATAAGGGTTCTAAACTATACGTGGATAATTGGAATCACGCAATAGATGGTATTCGTTACAATGTAATATACCACCTAGATAATCCAAATGCAGGTAGATATTTTGTGCAATAAAAAAGAGGACTAAGAAAATTTCACGAAACTTAGCCCTCTTTAGGAAACAAACTTTAACAAGAAGACTGCAAATATACACCTTTTAAACTAAAATCAACTAATTTCTATTATATATTGTATGAAAGTTAAAATTAAAAAAGAAGGCAAAGTAGAAACATTCAAGCTAATCAATAGTTGGGCAGATGTTACTCTATCCACTTGGTTACAATTAATTGACTTTGAAACAGGTACTAAGACTGAAGAAGCTACTAAGACAATAGCAGCACTCTCAGACATTCCTAAGAAGTTAATTAAGGAACTATCCTTATCTGACGTTGCAGTTATAATGAGTAAGGTAGGAGAGTTACAACAAGAGCAAGATACAAAGCTTAAAAGGATAATAGAGATTAATGGTGTTGAGTACGGATTCCACCCTGACTTAGATAGTATTAGTTTAGGAGAATACGCAGACATTGAGCAGTTCATAAAGAACGGAATAGACTCAAGCCTTCCTGAATTAATGGCTGTACTCTATCGTCCTGTAAAGCTAAAGAAGAACGACATATATATCATAGACGCTTATGATGGAGATATACGGCTTAGAGCAGAGGAGATGAAACAAATGTCAGCTGAACAAGTGCAAAGTGCATTGGTTTTTTTTTACACTTTCGCGAAGGTGTTGTCCGAGATTATGCCATCATATTTGATGGAGCGGCTGAAGGAAATGAAGACGCAGTAGCTAGTGAAGACTTTTCAAGTAAATGGGGATGGTTCGGTGTAATGCACAGATTGTGCGGAGAAAATATTAGTAATTTAGAAACAATTACAAAGCTAAGTCTTTTAGAGTGTTTGACTTGGCTTAGTTATGAAACAGATTTAAACTCACAAAATAAAGTAAAAAGAAATGGTTAACAATAAGACATATAATAACGTACTTAATACACTTTTACGTTTAGGCGAGTATCACGACCAAATCAGCACAACTTCAGTAGGTGATATTTTTGACATCAACTTGGAGAAGATGCAGAAGTTTCCATTGCTACATATTAATCCAACATCTGTAACAACAGGAGATAGTCAGCTTACTTATAACTTTCAAATCTTCATAATGGATATGGTTTCAGAAAAAGAAGATTGGACTTTAAACAACGCATCAGCTAACTTCCCAAAGCTTTACAAGACTTTAAGTAACGAGCAGGATGTATTAAATGAAACACTACAAATATGTACAGACTTCATTGGAATGCTAAGACATAGTCAGCAGCAGTCTTTAGAAGGGACTAACGACATTAATTCACCGATATACTTTACACAAGATCAATTCACATTAGAGCCTTTCTCAGAACGATTTGATAATTTATGTTGTGGATTTGTTTTTAATATTGGTATCTTAGTACAGAATGACTTTAGTACTTGCATTATTCCTGTAACTTCAAAAGGTGCAGGTTACTAATGAAATGGAAGATAGGAAGGCTAACAATACAGATAGGTTGGAAGGGTTGGAAAATAACATTTGATTTATGAAGACTGAAAACATAGAAAGATATTTAGAGAGCTTTGGAAAGCAAGTTGTTAATCGTTCTAAAGGTAACTTACAGAAAGCCGGTAAGGGTGGGAAGTTAGAAAACTCTATCAAGTTTGAAGTGATAACAACAGCTGATGGTTTTACAGTTCAGTTCTATATGTCAAGTTATGGTCAGTTCGTAGATAAAGGAGTTTCAGGAACACAGACTAAAAGAACATTTAAAGATTATAAAAGTAAAACAATAAAAAGTCCATATAGTTATAAGAATAGTAAAGGACATTCACAACCACCAAGCAAAGCTTTAGACAAGTGGGTAGTAAGAAAAGGAATAGCACCAAGAGATGCAAGCGGAAAGTTTATGAAGCGTAAGACAATAACATTCTTAATTGCTAGAAGTATTGGGCGAAAAGGAATACAAGGAATAAGCTTCTTTCAAAAGCCTTTAGGACTAGGATTAAAACAGTTTGGAAAAGACTTACTAGGAAGCGTAAAAGAAGATATTTTAAATACACTAAAGAAAGAAACAATAACACAAATAAACTAATGGCATTATCAATAGAACAAGAACCTCTTTATTCTCTATCAGTAGTAGGTTCAGAAATAATTTTCACAGCATTAGATGCAGCTACAGTAAGTGCTTACTTCAATGTCAATTATGTAGCTGAAGTTCATATAGCTACAGTAGACATAACCTTCGCAACTTCAACAGTTATAGGAACATTCAAGACAACTCCTAACAATACAGGAGCAGGAATGTTTGACCTTAGACCTGTACTAGAAAGCTTTGTTAGTCCTGATAACTTAGCAGCTTTAGGAAGTTCATATAAAACAGACGCAACAACAGCTACAGTAACGCATCCTTTACATTTAGTAGATAAGTATTCAATGAATGATAATGTTTTAAGATATTTAAGAATTAGATTTACAATAGAAGGTTCAGCTACAGCATCAGGAACAGTAGCACAAGTAGGAGCGGTAGCAGATTCAACTCAATATACGTTAATTAATGGGTACTTAAAATACACAGATGTAATTGATATTTTCAATGGAGAATTTGGATATATAACAACAGGATTTTATTTTAATGACGTGGGTAGCACTCTCCCATTAAAGACTCCTTCTAGTTATTTGACAAATGCACCTCTTGTTCAATATGCAAAAGATACAGATTATGGAACAGTTTCTTTTATTTCTACAGATAATGGAACGAATAATATACTAGATAAATTTACAATTACTTACTATGATAGCAGTGGAGTAGCAGTTGGAACTGCTGATGATATTGACAATATAGACGCTAATGGTGGATTTACTACTTTCACTAATGATAGTAAAAAACAATTAATGCACTTAGGTTGCTATCCTGCAAATCTTAGAAATTGGAGTACAAATTTTGCTGCTGTACTAGGAACAGTTGATTATTATACAGTTGCTGGTTTTAATGCAGCAGGACGACAAATTACTGAAGTGTTGAATATTTATTTATTATGTCCTAATTTAAAAGGCTATGAATCAGTAAGACTTACTTGGCTTAATCAATGGGGAGTTTGGGATTACTATACTTTTACAATGAAGTCTACTAAGACTATTTCAACAAAAGGTAGTACATACGAACAGCTTGCAGGAAATTGGAATGAAAGCAAATATTTACCTAGTGGTTATAGAGGTGGGAAAAAAGCTTTTAGAGTAAACGCTACAGAAAAAATTAAAATGAATACAGACTTTGTAAATGAAGCAGAATCAGAATGGTTTGAAGAACTTATAAATAGTCCTGAAGTGTATATATTAGAAGGCTTTCGAGTAGACCAAAACTTTTCAATGCTTAATCAATATGTAGTACCTGTAAGACTTTCAACTTCAAGTCATACTATAAAGACAGTAGCGAATGATAAACTTATACAGTACACTTTTGAAGTAGAAAAGAGTAAGACACTAAGAACACAATCAGTATAATGAGTATTCAATTAATACTACATCCTCAAAGTTATGGAGGTCAATTTAATACTATTTCTAGTTCACCTACTGAAGTTATTGTAAATGGTATTAGCTTTACTAACTTAAATACTTCAGGAACTTACACAAGTACATCAGGAACGCCTTACATTGATACAGTAACAAGTGCACCTCCAACAGTTTACAATGCGTGGTATCGTTACAGAGTAGGTGCTTCAGCATATCCTACAGTTACTTTAGCAGATGTTGTTTTAAATTCTTTAGGTAATGGTTCAAGTGAACCGACAGGTATCTATCAGAAAATAACTAATTTAGTTGTAGGGCAACAATATAAAGTTGTAATTAACATAGGAACTCAAGCAGCAAATGGTTCTCTTGCAAATAGATTCTTTGATGGATTAGTACCTCAAGGAAGTGTAACTACTTTCAGTACAGCAACAACTTCAATTTCAAAAATATTCACCGCAACGAATACTGAAATGACTTATATGATGGCGTACTACTCAACTGCTGCTGAAGACTTAACAATTAGCAATATTTCAGTACAACCATTAATAGGAGCTATTCCTTCAGGAGATACAAGTATACTAGACAACGGACAAGTAATTGTAGACCTTTATGAAGATGAAGACTTGCCTTTGACATTAAGCGTAGATGACTTCAAAAATGTAGCTGAGAAAGTACAGTCTTATTCTAAGGCTTTTAACCTTCCTGCAACAAAGAGAAATAACAGGATATTTGACCAAGTGTTTGAAGTAACTAGACACTTAGCAGGAGGAAGTCCTTTGTTCAATCCATACAGAAAAACAAAGTGCGTATTAAAGCAAGACGGATTTACTCTTTTTGAGGGTTATCTTAGAATGCTAGATATAACGGATAAGAACGGAGAGATAAGTTATAACGTGAACTTGTATTCAGAGGTAATAGCATTAGCAGACTTCCTTAAAGATTTAGACTTTAGAGCTTTAGACTTTAGTGAATTAGAACACGATTACAATAAAATACAAATTACAGCTAGTTGGAATGATAGTCCTTCATCAGGAATAACTTATTTGAATCCAAGTACTTCAGGGTTTAGGGATGCTAACTCAACAGTTAAATACCCTTTTGTAGATTGGAACAAGCAATGGTTCTTAGGAGGTTCTAATGGTGGTAATAGTGCAACAATAGGAAACCCTGAACTACCTTCTTTAGAAACGGCATTTAGACCCTTCATTAATATCAAGTACATAATAGATAGGATATTTGAAGCAACACCTTTTACTTACTCATCAGACTTCTTTGATACAGATGACTTTAAAAAGTTATATATGGACTTTAATTGGGGTTCTGATAACACGCCATTTTCTATAGATAATAGTGGTGAAGGAGGATTAGATGCAGACCAAACAGCAACAACTTCATATGCAACAATACTAACAAATGATAATAATTTTGCAACTAATATAGGTTATAGTTCAGGTGTTTATACGGCACTATCAAATAGCCAAACTTACAATATTAACTATTCATACGCATATTCTACCGTAGCTTCAGGAGCTTGGTCTGCTGAATATAGGTGGAAGTTAGTGTTAGGGGGTGTTACTTCTTATATTAACACGACACCAATGTCAGGACTAGGAAGTTATACGTTAAACGTTACTTCAGGTTCTTTTACTCAAATACTGAATTTAGGTGATACATTAACCCCTGAATTTAAGTCAGATACAGCAGCAACAACAACATTTAAGTTTCTTGATTTTCAAGGAGGTTTTCAATCAGGTCTTACCCTTATTACAACTTCAGCATCAGCATTTACAACAGATACTTTCCTACAAACACTAAGAGGAGAAACTGGACAATGGGATTTCTTAAAAGGGTTGATTACTATGTTCAATTTAGTAACTATTCCTGATGAAAATAATCCTAACAATATTGTAATAGAGCCTTACGTTAATGTCTTTATGCCAACACCTACGGCTACAGTTCCACTTACAGGAACAACTTTAGCTGATAGGGGGGTTATACATAATTGGACTGAAAAGATAGATGTTTCAGAAATGAAATTAGAGCCTTTAACAGATTTAAACAAAAAGACAATGTTTAAATTTGTTGAAGATGACGACGACTTTTCATTTAATAACTATAAGAATTTAGTTGGTGGTCATTTATACGGAAGTAAAAAGTTTGACGCTACTAATGAATTTAACATATTGGACGGAGAAGACGAGATAGTAGCAGAACCTTTTGCAGCAACAGTTGTCAAGCCTTTAATGAGTCAATTTCCACAATTTATAACTCCTGCTATTTATTCTTACAATCCGTCAGATGAAACTTCTGAAGGCTTTGATAACAGTCCTAGAATAATGTATAATAATGGAATAAAATCTACAGGAGCTTCTTATTATATCCCTGCACAAAATGGAGTTACAAGTGCTAATGAAACTAACTTCTTACAGTTTAGTCATTTATCAGAAGTACCTACTACTTCAACATCAATAGACTTTAATTTTGGTTGGAATCAATTACTACCAGGGGTTGGAGCAGGAACACTTAACAACTTGTTTAATTTATATTGGCTTCCTTATTACTCAGAGCTTTATAATATCAATACTAGGACAATGACTATTAAAGTAAATCTTACTCCTGCTGACATTAATACATTCAAGTTTAACGACAGAGTTATGATTAAAAATAGAGTCTTTAGATGTAACAAGATAGACTACAAGCCGAACGATTTAGCAACAGTTGAATTTATACTTATACCATAATGCCAAGAGATACAATACCATATATTACAGGATTTATTGTCAAACCTTTATCAGTTTCAGGAATTGGAGTTGTTACGTTTACAGATGGAACAAATGATATTGAACCTAATCAATCACAATGTGAGGCTTACGGATATACTTACAACAGAGCAACAGGTACTTGTTCAATATCACGTTACAGTACAAGTCTTAATAGAGGGTTTGCAAATGAAAACAACAAGACTTTCGGAGCAGGAAACTCAACTGAAACGGGAACGAACAATACTATAATAATGGGAGAGAATAATACTGTAAAAGGGTTCTCACGAAATAGTATTATAACGGGGAATCAGAACGAAATAGCAAACGGAATAAACAACGCTAATGTATCAGGTACTCTAGGAGAGGCTACAGCAGACAATTCTAAAGTATTAGGGGGTAACGCACCAAGCGACAATTTAGGGGAAAGACAATCTATCGAAGTCATCTATGGGAAGCAAACTACAAATGGGAATACTACTGCTAGTAACTTGAACAACATTTCTGCTAATTACTTTTCAATTCCTGACAATACTGCAATGTATTTTCACGCAGACTGTTTAGCAGTTAGAGTTGGCGGAACAGGAACAGGAACAGCAGGTGATTATGCTAGTTTTGTTCAAAGGGGTGTAGTCATAAATAAGTCAGGAGTACTAAGTGTAAATAGTGAAAGAGATAACATTAAGAGTTCAGGTACAGTAACGCTTTGGAGAACTTCAGGTAATGTTTCAGGAACTGACTTCTATATTGGAGTTAGAGGAGCAGCAGGCGTAACGATTGAATGGGTTTGCAGTATTAGATTAACACAAATTAAAACAGGAGTAACTTTATAAAATAAAATTATGGGAAACACAACAGAAACTGCTACATTTAATGTAAAATCTAATATAGGGGACGTAGGAAAAGATGCAAAGTCAGCAGCAGGAGAGTTCAAAGTTATGGGAGTTTCTTTAAATGGAGTAAAGGCAGGATTTGCTTCAGCATCAGTTACGGCAAAAGGAATGTTTAGCTCTATTAAAGTAGGACTGATTTCAACAGGAATTGGAGCATTCGTAGTTTTGATTGGTTCATTAATGGTTTTTCTAACTAAGACAAAAAAAGGAGCTGAACTTTTACAAACAGCATTTGCAGGAGTGGGTGCAGCTATATCAGTTCTTACAGATAGGATTTCAGCTATTGGAGGAGCTATTGCTAAAGTATTCTCAGGAGATTTTAAAGGTGCTGCTAATGATGTAAAAGGAGCTTTAACAGGCATTGGAGATGAGATGGGTAGAGAAATTAGTCTAGCAATGGAATTAGAGAGAACATTTCAAAGGATTGCAGACAGCGAAAGGGGTATGAATTTGGAAAGAGCAGAAGCAAATAAAATAATTGCAAAAGCTAGATTAGATGCAGAAGATGAAACTAAAACTTTAGAAGAAAGAATGGTTGCTTTACAAAAAGCAAATGATGAAGAACTAAGAATAACTGCAAAAGCTTTAGCATTACAAAAAGAAAAAGTTGAAGCTACTAGGCAGGAGGTAGAAATGTCTGAAAGTATGGGTGAAGATTTAGATAAGTTAAATCAAGAAAAGATAAAGTTAATTCAGATGGAAACCGCTAGTTTCTCTATGCAAAAAAGATTAACAACAGGGCTTGAAACTTTAAAGGTTGAAGCAGCTACAAAAGAAAGAGCAAGAGAAAAAACAAGACAGGACGGAATTAAAGCAGAAGCAAAAGCAGTTCAAGATAGAGTTAATGCTGAAAAGATACAAATCCAAGAGTTGATAGATTTAGAACAAGATAGACTTAATAAACTAATTGTAGATGAAGCAGCTTTGTTAGATAAATTTAATGAATCACAGTTAGAAGCCCAAGACAAAGAAACTAACGCTATATATGATAAGTACTTTGCAATAATAGAAGGTAAAATTGCATTAGGTCAATCAGTAGTTGAATTAGAAGAAAACCAACAAGCTGAAATATTTGCAGTAACAGAAAAATTTAGAATCAAAACAGAAGCAGCAGATGATAAGTCAACTAAGAAAAAGAAAGCTCTTGAAAAATCAGTTAAAGACCAAAAGGTAGCTATGGCTCAACAAGGATTAAGTTTAATTACAGAAATAGCAGGAAAAAGTTCAGCTATTGGAAAAGCGGCAGCCATTGCACAGACTACTATTTCAGGAATACAGAGTGTTTCAGAAGCTTTTAAGTCAGGGGTGGCAAATGTACCAATGATGGCAGCAACAGGAGGTTCTTTCGGTTTTATACAGGCAGGATTAGCAGGTGCATTTTCAGCAGTACAATTAGCTAAATTAGGTGGAGGAGGGGGAGGAGTAACACCACCTTCAACACCACCCCCATCAGCTCAAACACCATCCCCCCAAATGATGTCAGGAGCGTTTGATATATCAGGAGGAGTAGCACCTGAACCAACTAAAGCGTATGTAGTAACTGATGAAATGACAAACAGTCAAAACCAATTAGCAAATATAAGACGTAGAGCTACAATCTAAAATCAAATAAACTAACTTAAAATCTATTATATACTATGCCTTGCGAACAATGTGAAAACGGAAAATATAAATGGGGAAAGACAGGCTCTTGTAAATACGATACAAAAGCTGAATGTGAAGAAGATAATAAAGACTATTATGAAGATATGAAAGAAACTAAAATAGTAGAATTAATAATTGCAGACGATAGTCAAGAACTAGCAATAGACGCTATCAGTCTAGTAACGAGTCCTGCAATAGAGCAAGACTTTGTATTCTTTGGTAAAGAAAAGAACAACTTGACTTTTGCTAAAGTAGATGAAGAAAAGCGTATGCTAGTAAGTCCTGCTTTGATTCCTAACAAACAAATATTTAGACACGACCCAAACACAGACTCAGATTACTATGTGTATTTTAGTCCTGATACAGTCCGTAAGGCTTCTGAATTGTATTTAAAACATAATAATCACCATAAGGCTACATACCAACATCAAGACAGAGTATCAGGAGTTTTAACAGTTGAAAGTTGGATTAAAGAAGGCGATAGTGATAAGTCTAAGTTATACGGCTACGACTTACCTGATGGCACTTGGTTCGTTAAGATGAAGATTGAGAATGACGAGCTTTGGGAAAAGATAAAAGCAGGAGAATTAAAAGGTCTTTCAATAGAAGGGTACTTTACAGATAGAATGGAAGCTATGTCAGAAAAGCAACCAACTAATGAAGAAATACTAGAAGCACTTAACGAGATAATAAAGGAAAACCAAACAACTAACTAATCTTTCTATTATATATAGAACTTAAAACAAAACTATGGATTTAAAAAATCAAATATTGGTAGCACTTGGTCTTGATAAAGGCGAAGAAGTAACAATGGCTTGGCAGTCAAAATCAGAAGACGGCACTATTTTCGTTTCAACAGCTGAAGAATTAGAAGCAGGAGTGGATATTTCTGTTTTAACTGAAGATGGAACGACAATTTTATTACCTGTTGGAACTTACAAGACTGATACAGGAGTATCTTTTAGAGTAGAAGAAGAAGGTATCGTTTCTGAAGTTATCGAAAGCGAAACTGAAGAAGAAGTAGTTGAGGAAGAATTAGCAGTAGTTGAAGATTGGGAAGGGATGGAGAAAAGAATCCAAAACTTAGAAGATGCAGTAGCTGATCTTAAAAGAGATAAAGATGGAGGAGATGATGAGGTTGAAGAAATGGCTGAAGTAACTGAAGAGCCTTCTACTAATCCTAAATCTATTAAGACTACAGAAGTAGTTGAGTTCTCAGCAGAAGATGAATTAACAAAGTTAAAAGCTGAAAATGATAAACTAAAAACTGAGCTAGCAGAAGCACCTGCATCAGCACCTTTAGATACAAATAAATTTAGTTCAGAAAGAGCAACACCAACTGCACAAGATTTCAGAAGAATGACAAAACAAGAAAAGTTCTTATACAACTTACATAATTAATAAATAATATAAACTAAAAAACAAAACTATGGCAATTACAGTAGCTTCAAACTTTGCAGGCAAGGCAGCAGGATTCTACATCAGTGCAGCTTTAAAATCATCAAACTCGTTAGACTATCTAACAATGATAGAAAACATTAAGTATAAGAGTAACATCCAAGCTCTTAATCAAACAGTAAATTCTGTAGTAGACGCTACGTGCGATTTTACAGCAGCAGGAACTTTAGCTTTAACTGAAAAAGTATTAGAGCCTAAAAATCTTCAAGTAAATATGGATATTTGTAAGGAGACTCTCTTATCTTCTTGGGAAGCTTTACAAATGAGAGCAGGAGCAGGAGCAGCACCACCTGCATCTTTTGATGATTACGTTATCTCTTATATGGGAGAAATTATCGCACAAGCAACTGAGAACTCTATATGGAGTGGAACTAATGTAGCAGGACAATTCAATGGCTTCTTAGGAGCAGTAACAGGGCTTTTATTACCGGGACCTGATGGAACAGTTGTTCAAGATGGTGCGGCAGCAGTACCTTATTCAGCAGGAAATATTATTGCTAACTTACAGTCAGCAGTAGCTGCAATTCCTACAACAACTTTAGGAAAAGAAGACTTACATATCTATATGAGTCAAAGAACTTACCAATACTATATTAGTGCAGTATCTACTTTAGGATATGTAAACGCTTACAATATGAATGGAGATTACCTTCCAATGTTTGAAGGGTACAAATTGGCTGTTTGTAATGGGATGGAAGAAAATCAAATGGTAGTAGCTCAGAAGTCTAACTTATTCTTTGGAACTGACCTTTTAAGTGATGCTACAAGAATCAACTTGATGGATATGGCAGCGTTAGACGGAAGTGATAATATTAGAATGGTTGCTCGTTACTCAGCAGGTGTACAAACAGGTACAGGAGCTGATATCGTAAGACAGTCTTAATAAATAAATAATACGGAAGGAGGGGGTAAAACCTCTCCTCCCTTAACCTAATAAAAAACACACAATGGCTTGTACAGCA